AGGCCGTACAGGTCGCCGGAGACGTTGTCGGGGTTGAATCGCCAGGAGCGGAACGTCAGCGTCGCGGTGGCGGGTGTGAGGCCGCCGGACTGCTCGCGGCCGCCGTGCGTGATCGTGACGTCCCGGCCGTGCGTCGCGTCGCCGGTGTACACCTCGTCGGTGGCCGTGTGGTCGTTCCAGACGCCCGAATAGAACAGTTCGGTGGTGACATCGTGGGTTGCCATGTCAGGACCGTCCCAGGACCAGCTGGACGTTGCCGCCGCGAGCGCCGATAGCGCGAGCCAGGACCTCCACCAGTAGGTCATCGAACGTCGAGCCTCCCGAACGGATCTCGATCACGGTGCGGGTGTCGGCGCCGGCGGGCGTGATCTGCTCGCCGGCTTCGAGGATCGCAAGCATTTCTGAGCCCGGCGCGCCGGGCACGGTCCCGCCGGTGTGGAACTTGGGGAGCTTGGGCGCCGAGATCGAGTTCCCACCTAGGATCGGTACCCATTTGGGGACGGTCCAGGACAGGGACCCGACCGTGTTGTTCCATGCGTCCGATACGAAGTTGAATGCGGTCCGGAACGGCGACGTGATAATGCTCCACAAACCGGAAAAAGAGGACCTGATTTTTCCGGGCAGGCCGGTGATCGTATCCTTCGCCTTACCGAACAGGTTTTTGATGGTGCCCCACCAGCTGGAAAGCGTTTGCTTCATCAAATCGATGCCGATATTCCAGGCCTTCACCATTCCCGACCATAGGTCCTGAAACCATGTGGTTTTGGTGGCGATGATGACGATGATGGCGATGAGCGCGGCGATCCCCACGATGATGAGCCCGATAGGGTTCGCCGTCAGCACGAAGTTCAGTACGCTCTGCGCTGCCGCCCACACCATTGTCGCGACCTTCGCGATACCGGCGATGATGTTCACGTTCTTGATGGACCCGCCGAACAGCTGCAGGGCACCGATCGCGGTGAACAGGAGCGGCGACAGCGCCGAGACCTTCTCTGCCCACTCTTCGATCACGGTGGGCGGGATCGCGTCGCGCTGCGTCTCGTTCATCGCGATCTGCGCGTCCGTGGCGTCGAGCGCGGCCTGTTCCTGGTCAAGGATCGCCTGCGAGGCGTCTTCGGTGGCCTGCTCGGCGTCGAGCTGCGCTTGGCGCACGTCCTCGCCGGCCTGGGCCAGGTCCAGCTGCGCCTGCCGCGCCTCGATCGAGTCGGCGCCGAACTCGGACACGGCCGCGTTGTAGTCCGATTGGGCCTGCTCGGCGTCGAGCGCGGCCTGCTCGACGTCCAGGCCGGCCTGCACCGAGTCGCGCTGCGCCTGGGCCAGGTCCAGCGTCGACTGCCGCGTATCGGCCAGGGCCTGGTCCAGGTCGGCGGCGGCCTGGGCCACGTCGAGCTGCGCGCGCGCCATACGGTCGGCCCGGACCTCACCGGAGCGCTGCAGGTCCGTCAAAGCGCCAACAGCGTCGCCGAGCTGCCCGATCCCTTCGGTGAGGAACACGCTTGCAGAGTTCAGCTTGTCGAACGCGCCGCGCATCTTCGACGAGGAGCCGTCGACGCCGGAGGCCATCTTCGACGCCGAGGACTCGGCCATGGCGGTCTCTTTTTGCAGCTGCTTCGCGTCGCCGGCGAATGTCAGCTTGACTTCGTTAGCCACGGGTCACGTCCAACCCGGCGCCGCGCGCCACGTCAGCGAGAGCACCGTCAAGGGCCTTGGTGACCTCTACGCGCTTGTCAGCGAACGACAACCACACGTACCGGCCCTTCTTGAAGAACGGCCTGACTACCGACCTGCCGGGCCCGGTGCGGCCGCCGAAGTCCAGCCAAGGGAAGTACGGCGCTCGGGACCCGCCGGCCTTGATACGCGCTTTGTTCTGCGTCGACTGCGACTTGAGCGAGTTCGCGGCCCGCCCCGAGCGCCGCGGGATCCTGGGACGCGCGTCGTCGACGACGATATCCACTACCGAATTGAGCGCCAGGCGGATCCCCTTCGGCAGGTCCTTATCCATCCGCTTGAGACCGGCCCGGAACTCTTTCAGGCCCTCAATCCTGATCGCCTCAGCCACGGTCCCCCCTCATCTATCGGTGCCGGTTCGGTGCTCTCGCGCTCAACTCGGCGAGCTGCTGCCGCTGGGCCTTGCGCGCGTAGTAGGCCTGCCAGTACACGAACTCGCTATTGGACATCTCCACGCGCATTCGCGCCCTCGTCATCGACAGGGCCTTCGCCAGCATCATCTCGAAACTCGACGCCGGGATCGGCCAACATCTCCCTAATCGCGGCCTTGCGCGATCCCTGCAGCATTCCCGAGAGCTGTCCGATACGTTCGGTCACCTTGTCCAGCTCGGCGCCAACGGAGTATTTCTGCCACGCCTTCACCTGCTCGGGCGTCATCTTCGGCGCGATCATGCCCAGCGACACCGTCATCTGCTCCACAGCCGCCACGCCCTTCTGCGCCTGCACGTGCAGCACCTCGTGCCGTGACAGGCCACGCACGTGCACCTTGACCGGCCCGTCGTCGCTTTCGATCACGACGAAGTCCTCAGGGAATCCCGAGGTCGTGCCCGTCGAACGCTTCGCGGTGAGCGCTTCGGCCGAGGCGATCGGTACCTCGTCGACGTCGAGCTCGATGTGATCGCTCATGCGGACGCTCCGATGATGACCACGTCATAGGTGACCGAGGTCGAGCCGGAGGAGTTGGCGACGTTGAGCAGGTCGCCCGTGGCCGCGGTGACGACGGCGCCGGTCGCGTCCGGCGACGTCCACAGGAACAGGCCGCCCGGCCGGACGACGACACCGTCCCCCAGCGCCAGGAACAGGCCCGGCACGCCGGCGCTCCCGTCCGAGGTGACATTGCAGTTGTTCGTGTTGCCCGAGGCCGCCGCGACCAGGAGGCCCTTCACGCGAGCGAACGTCTGCGTGTCCCCCAGGCCGTTCACCAGGACGCCGGCCAGGTCCAGGTCCTCGTCCGCCGAGGCCGACAGGGTCCGCGTGTCGTGCCACATCATGTCCGCCTGGTTGGCGCCGGTGCCCGAAGTGAGCGTCGTCCGCTTGGTGTAGGACAGCGGGTCGGTCGCCGTCGACAGGTCCAGGGCGTCGGTCAGCGTCCCTACCAGCGTGGTAACGAATTTCGTGGTCAATGCCATGGTGGGGTTCCCTACTGATTGGCTTCGACGAGGTCGTCAGAGAGTTCCAGCGACGCGGTCCATTGGATGTAGTCGTCGATGGGTGAGGTCTCGACGTAGTTCTGCACGAGCACGTCGACGGTCTCCTGTGGCAGGCCCGATCCCGTGCCCTCAGGCCGGCGGATGAGCTCGACGACGGTCCCGACCATGGGCCTGATGACGTCGTGCGGGCCGGCCGTCGTGTTGTCGTACCACCCGCCGATCGAAGCCGACCCGTCGAGGAGGCCGCCTTGCTTGACCTTGGCGTCCTTCCCGTACGTCGTGAGGTCGTGCGAGGTCGCCGACTGTTCCAGGCTTGAGGCGTTGCAGTACGCCGAGATGTCGTTCCCGCCCAGAGAGATATAGGTGTCTTTCGAGTGTGCGAATGCCATAACTGGCCGCTCCCTACGATGTCGAGGTCGAACAAGGCGGCGACGTAGTCGACGCCGGCGATCGTGACGACGTCGAACTCGACGCCGGTCACCCGAACCTGATCGAACGCCGTATACGCGGGCAGGTCCTTCGACTCCAGTACCCGCTTGAAACTGGAGGGTCCGTCGCCGTCGACGTATACCGACAACAGCTCCCGCGAGGCCCGGTCGTTCGCCCGGCCGACGACGGCCACCACGGGCAACGCGATCCGGTCCATACCCCTCTGATACGTCCCGTCATAGGCGTACGTGTCGGGATAGGACACGACGGCCGCCGGGACCGCGACCTGGTCAGGCGGGAACGCGTACGTACGCAGGTCCTTGATCGCCTCCAGTCGCTGCGCTACGTCATCCATCACGTCGGAGAGGATCATGCCGCCCCCCACCAGCGCCGATAGGTGCCGATCACGACGGCCACGTCAGGGTCCAGGCGGGCTAGAAGCCGCATCTCGGATCCCTCGTCCGGTGAGCCGGCGATCCCGTACGGGGACCCCCGGCGCGTCTGGAACCGGTTGGTCTGCATGAGCGTCGCCTGAATGATCGGGTCGGGCACCGCCGACCACCCCCAGGAGGCGGTGAACGCCGCCTGGTCACGTAGGCCGGTCGGGAGGTACGCCGAGGTCGGTCGAATCACCATGCGTTCCCAGGGCCGGCCCTTCGCCGCGGCGTTCCGCGGCTCGAGCACGTAGTCGTCGATCGCGCCGAGGTCGGTGCCGTCGACATCCTGCAGCTGCGGATCGAACCCGGTCGTCGTCTGCAAGTCGTCGAAGTCGACCACCCACCGCGAGCGGCGCCGATCCCAGTACGGCGTATAGAAACGCTCTTCGACCGACCCGACCAGCCCGAATTGCCGGTTCGCGGCCCGGTCGACGGCGCGCGAAGCCGCAGTCACGTCCAGGGCAAGGAACTCGTCATCGACGGTCGAGGAGTGCCGCGTGACGTACTCGCGCGCCTGCGCCAGCGTCGCGTAATCCGGGGCCCAGGACATGACTCACCTCCCTACGCGTTCGAGGGGACCGCAAGCACGACACACGACACGTGGTAATCGTCGGTGGTGCCCTGCATATCGGCGGAGCAGCGGATCCAGGGGCGGCCCGGCTGCACCTCCACAGCGATCACGAGCGTGTCTTCGGTGACCGCACCCACCAGGGCGCCGTCGATCACGTGTGTCGAGGCGGTGGCCGGGGTCCCGATGCTGCCGCCGTCGTCGGGAGCGTCATACACGGCCCAGGTCACCGCGTCGGTGGTCTGCCCGGTCGCGGCCCGGCCCGCGAACACGACCAGGATGCGGTCGCCCGGCGCGTAGCTCGCCTCCGCCGCAAGGTTGATGTCGTCGGGTGTCCCGAAGTCGAAGTCGGTCTCTGTGGCGTCGGTCAGGATCAACGTGTCCACACCGAGCACTTTCATGCCGGCCATGTCCCAACGGATCGTTGTTGCCATCGAATCGCCCCTTACGTGTTGTTCTGCAGGATGACGTACGAATTGCGGTTCTGAATGTTGCCGTCCGCGCGTTCCCACGCCGTGAACTCGACCTCGCCGTGCTTGGCGCGGCTGTAGGGGTCGACGACGATCGTCAGGGAGGCGACGCGGCGGATCACGTACGACTCCCGGAAGTCGCCGTAGGCGATCGGGAACGTGTCGCCGGCGGACGAGAGTGTCGGCATGGCCTCGTCGAGGATCACGCCCGAGCCGAGGAGGAGCCGCTTCGGCTTCTCACTGATCCCGGCCGTCGAGTCCTGGACGAGCGGCCGGCCGTTCGTGTCGACGATCAACCGCACCTGCGACCAGGTGTTCTTGTTCATCAACCACTTGGCGCCCGGCTCGTACGACTCGTCGAGGAGGTCTTGTGTGTCCACCAGGTCCTCATAGTCGAGCGTGTCGGCCGTGTCGAGGTCCCGGTCCGCGGTCAGGCTGGAAGCCACGATGCCCTTCGGCTGTCCCACGCCGTTCCCGGTGACCCAGTGCGCGGCCTGGGCGCGCGCGATGCGGGTACCGAGCGCGCGGGACACGAGGGCCTGGACGTCGAATGCGGAATCCTGCAGGAGCTCGACGGGGACCCGCAACGGCAGGTTCGAGCCGGCGCCGGCCGAGGTGTACTTGTAGGCGCCCAGCGCGACCGTGCCGAAGACCAGGTCGGCGCCGCTCGCGACGGACGCGGACTCGGCGGTGATGGCCCCGGTGTTGCTGGTGTCGTCCAGGGTGGGGTATTCGATGTTGTTGCCCGTGGACGTCGTGATCGGTTCGGCTTCGGCCGCGAAGCCGCCGAACGCGACCATGCGTTCGACGATCTTCTGCCGGAAGCCCGGCGGGACCATGTAGCCGCCGGCGGAGCCGGTCCCCTCCCCCTGGACGTTCGACACCCTCAGGCTCGACAGGTCAGCGTTCGGCATCCCGGTGCGCAGGTAGTTGTCGTACGCCTTTTCCAGGCCGTCGTCGACGCGCTGGGACGTGTCGGCGTAGGGCACGTTCGCCGGCATGTTGTACGCCTGGTTGCGTGCCCGGAGCTGCGCCGAGGCGTTCGTCTGCTGCAGCTCGTCCTCGAGCTTTTCGTAAGCCGTGATCTCGTCGGGCGTGAAGTTCCGCTTCTTGCCCTTGGCGTCGACGGCGGCGTCCATGATCGCCGCCATGTCCGCCTGGATGTCCTCAATGGTCCTCATGCGTGCATCCCTAGTGTGACGCGGGCCCGTGCCCGCAGTAGCTGTGAGGCCCGGTCGGCGGGCCCGCCGTCGTCCTCGTCCTCGTCCTCGTCGGCGCCGGCGATCGTGTCGGCGAGGCCCGATTCGACGGCCGCGGCCGCCGAATACCACGTCGTCGCCTTCATGGGTTCCCTCCAGTCGGCGACGGTGCCGCCGGCGCGGTCGGCGTAGATCTCGGCGATCATGTCCGAGAGGTCATCGAGGAGGTTCAACATCTCGCGGTGCTCGGCGGGCCCGCCGATGGTGAAGCCCTGGGCGTCATGAATCATCATCCGCGCCGGCTTCGCGATCGTGATCGTGTCGCCGGCCTGGGCAATGAAGCTCGCCGCCGAAGCGGCGATCCCGTCGATGCGCACGTCGACGCGCGCCGTGTGCTGCTGCAGCGCCGTATAGATCGCCACCGCGTCGAAGACCAGGCCGCCAGGCGAGTTCACCCGCAGGTCAATGGCGGGCGCCGAGATCTCGGCCAGGGCCTTCACG